GGTCGGCGATTACCCAGACCCGAGCGGCGAAGAAGATCGGCCCATTTCGGTCGAGTCTTGGCTCGCGTGCAAGGACGAGCATTCGTCCATCGTCGGCCCCGTCTGTTTCGGCTTCGACGTGAGTCCGGAACGTCGTACCTCCGTCGCTGCTGTCGGCCGAAACCAGGAAGGCAAGTGGCACGTCGAGGTGCTCGAGAAGCTGCCGGGAACGGGCTGGCTTCCGGCGAAGTTGTACGACCTGAACGCCACGCACAGCCCGGAGGCGATCGTCGCCGACAAGATGGGACCGGGCTCTGGGTTGGTTCAGAAGCTCGAGGACATGGGCCTGGACGTGACGCTTATCGACGGCCCTGTTCACGCACAGGCGTGCGCGAGGCTCGTGGACGCGGTGGCCGAGGACAATCTCAGGCATCTCGGAACCGTCGATCTCCTGAATGCGATCCGGGCGGCGTCCACCCGTTCTCTGGCTGATCGCTGGCTGTGGTCCCGCTCCAAGTCCACCGTCGACATCTCACCGCTCGTCGCGGTGACTCTTGCGCTCTCGGCAGCGATGGGGATGCCCGAAGACGACAGTGGGGTGATGATCTGGTGACTAGCCGCGAACGATGCGGCGCACCTGCTCATGCGAGACGCCTGCTGCTTCGGCGATCTTGCGCAGCGCTTCACCAGACGCATGGGCTTCGCGCATCGCAGTCTCTAGTCGTTCACGCGCAACAGCCGCTTTCGCGGCTGCTCGCTCTATCTTCTGCAGTGCGGTCACTAGAGGGATCTGAGTTTCCGCGTCTCGGTCAGCTTGCACTCGCGGCAGCAGCGCGTCTCATGGGTGTAGTCCTCGGTGTACTCCCAGTTCGTCCATCTGTGGAGTCCGAGTTCCATATGCTCGGCGGCTGCCTTCTCGCGGTCTGCCTGCTCCCGAGCTTCGCGACTGCGGGCGTCTGCGCGACGGGCCGCCGCTCCGCGTGCCGCCTCCATCGCTCGCAACTGTGCGTCCCGCTGTGCTTGGCTTTTGCGCTTCATCTCCATAGCTCCATATTGTCACATCGTGTGACATCTGTCAAGTCTTGTGACACTACTTAACATTGCGAGGTGCCGATGGCACTAGGCGAGTTCATCAAGCGCACGTTCGTCGGTGAGCAGGTGGAGCGCACCGAGGCGGATACGCCCCTCGGTTCCGAGACTGCATGGCAGGGCCTCATCAGCGACTACTGGTCCGGCCTGACGGGCGCGAGCTTCAGCCCACGTCTCATCGACCGCGTGTGGGTGGCGAACACCTGCATCGATTTCGCCTCCTCGCAGATCGCTCGCATGCCGCTTCGCTTCTACGGCACGTTCGAGCCGGCGTGGGTGGCGAACCCGGATCCTTCCTGGTACCCGAACGGCATCGGGGATGCGGTGTACGCGGCTCTCGACAGCTATCTGCGCTGGGGCGACGCCTTCATCGTCACCACCAGCCGGTATGCCAACGGCTACCCATCGGGATGGACGGTGGCCGACGCGAGCATCATGAACATCGAAGTCGAGCGCGGCCGGCGGTACTACAAGATCCACGAGCAGTACATCAACCCGCAGGACGTGGTGCAGATCTCCCGCGATCCGAGGGCTGGGTCGACGCGGGGCACATCCGTTATCGCCTCCTACGCATCGCAGGCGTACGGCCTGCTGGCGGCATCGGATCTCGGCCGCGTGATGATGCAGTCGGACGTTCCGCAGTACGCGATCATGACGAAGAAGCGCCTGGACGCCGAGGGCAAGCAGGCTCGCGCCATCCAGGAGACGTGGATGAGCCGCACGGCCGCACGTCGAGGGGCGCCGCCCGTCTTCTCGGAAGCGGACATGTCGCTCGAGAAGCTCTCGTTCAGCGTCCAGGATCTCATGCTGCTCGACGCGCAGAAGTTCAACGCGCAGATCCTCGCGAGCGCGTGCGGTGTGCCGGCGCAGTTCCTGAACCTGCCCATCGAGGGCGGCCTCAACTACCAGTCACCCGCCATGCTCGGCGAGCACTGGTGGAGGTTCAAGCTGCGGACGTTCGCGACGGCCATGAGTCAGGCGATGTCGTCGCAGATGCTCCCCGCGGGAAACTACGTCGAGTTCGATGCCAAGGAGACGATGGCGCCTGCGATGGAGGAACTCGTCGCGTCCGTCACTGCGCTCGTCGAGAAGGGCGTCATCACGAACGAGGAAGCAAGAGCGATCTTGCGCTTGCCGGTCGAAGCCGAGCCGGACGCGCTGGCGGATCTGATGACTCCGCCTTCGGCTGGGGCGTCACCTGCGCAACAGCAGGCAGCGACGGTTGTGTCACTTAGGCCATCTGTCTGAGGAGGAGAGAATGGCAGACGAAAATGTGATCCGTCGCGAGTTTCAGGCTGAACTGGTTCCAGTCGGAGACGGACGGACGATCGATCTGCGGATCGTTCCCTACAACACGGTGGCCCGCGTCAAAGACCCTGGTGGGCCCGCCTACGACGAGGAGTGGTTGCCGGGTGTCTTCGACAAGCAAGTCAAGGCTGCCAACCGCGTGTTCGTCAACGTCGAGCACGAACAGGGTTTCGGAGGTGTGGTGGGCCGTGGGCAGGAATTCGGCGAGGCCGACGATGCCTTTGTCGGCTCCGTGCGTGTTCTCTCAGGCCCGGACGGCGACAAGGCGCTCGAGCTCATCAACGACGGTGTGCTCACGGGCGTCAGCGTGGAGGCAATCCCGCTCAAGAGCCAGCGCACGCCGGAAGGTGTTGTGCAGCGGGTGAAGGCACGCCTCCTGAACATCGCACTCTGTCGCAATCCGGCCTTCGTCGATGCGCAGGTTCTGGCGGTTCGCGAGGCTCCGAACATCACGTTCAACGTTCTGCCGAACTCCGCGAGTACCGACACTGCGAGCACCGACACCTCTACGAATGCGGATCTGTGGATTCCCAGCTCTGCCGAGGTTGTTGCACCGGAGCCTCCGCCTGATCCAGAACCGCCTGCCCCCGAGCCGGAGCCGGAGCCCGATTCGTCGCGAGCCACTGAGGTTCTCTCGCGCATCGGGTACGAGCCGATCCTGATGCGGGCGGTTGTGAATCGCCCCTGGGATGGTTCGGCGGCACGGTTCGAGGACGACGAGTACGAGCGTTCGTGCCTCGTCTGCCGCGCCGGCGACGAGCCGCCCAAGACTCGCTGCTCGCTGCCGGTTCTCGAGCCGAACGGCGATTTGAACATCCAGGGCATGCACGCCGCCGCTTCTCGTCTCTCCCAGACGGGACTCAGTTCCGATGAGAAGGCGAAGGCAGCTCGCAAGCTCGTTCGCTACTACAGGCAGGCGGGAGAGACTCCGCCGCCGAACCTGCTTGCAACTGCGGGTCGCTAGAACGACGAAACCCGCTTTCGCGGGTGTCGTCGCATCTTTTTGACAGCAGCGTCCGAAGACGCGGCGAGGTGGAGTATACAATCCCCACCCGATAGGCGCACCCCGTCGCGTGAGCACCCCGCTTAGCTAGCGGCACCCTCACATTCAAGGACGGCACCCGCCGGGACATACGTCAGTTCCGACGAAAGGTGTACCCCATGTCCGGAATCACCCGGATGCGCGTCGAGAGGCTCGGCGACGAGCTCGCCCGCACGCGCCAGAAGCGCGAAGACCTTCTCGCGCTCGCAGAGGAAGAGCAGCGCTCCCTCAACGAGTTCGAGGAAGAGCAGGTCGCGAAGTACCGCCAGCAGGAGAAGGACTACCAGGACGAGATCGAGCTCCTGGCAGTCGACATCGAGCGCGAGGACGGCTCGCGTGACGTGTCCGCTCTGCTGCGCCGCGACGAGTCCACTCCCGAGAAGCGCTGGGCGACTCCTCGCTCCGACAGCCCGATCGTGTACCGGGACTACACCGAGTACATCCGCGACTGGGCCGTCACGAACATCCCCGAGGTCGCCCACCAGGTTGCGGGCCACTCCGGTGACATCGCAGTCGTGCGCATGGAGGCGCAGGAGCGCATCGAGCGCACCCTGCAGAACACCACCTCCACCGCCGTCGCGGGTCTGATCGTCCCGACCCACATGACGCAGATCATGGACGTCATCTCGACGTCCCGGCCTGTGGTCGAGTCGGCCGCGGACATCCCCCTCGATCGCGGTTCGCTCACATACCCGAAGGTGGACACCCGCCCGACGGTCGTCGAGCAGACCTCAGAGAAGACGGAAGCAGGCACGGTCG